GACCATGCGTGATCTGTTCGACGTGACGGCGGGGCAGGCAATCGACTCTGCCCCGTCCGCACGGCCTGAGATGGTGACGGGTGCCCCGGTCGCTGGCCTGGCCAACTACGTTGACGCCACGTCAGCACTGTTGGCCGGTACGTCTAGCGAGTGGGCGACCCGTGCCCGCGCGTACGCTGCCGACAGGTTCGGCGTGTCTGACGCGCTGGCCCGTGAGCTTGAGCTTGGCCTTGACGACAACGGATACGACGTGCCCCCGTTCCCGTACCTGGGGACCGACTACACCCGGTTCCCTCGGCTGACTGTGCCCCTGCGGGACTTCAGCGGGAACCCCAAGGGCCTTCAGGGGCGCGACATTTCGGGGCGGTGCCCCAAGCGTTGGCTGAGCCTCACCAACCCGGACGGAATGCGTTGGCTGCCCTACGGGGTGTTCCTCGCTGCCGGGGCGGATGCTGCGATCATCACTGAGGGCCCCGGGGACGGCCTTACGGCCCGCGCGGCGGGTTACACGGCCGTGGTCATCCGTGGCGCGTCTCTGGTCAACTCGCCCGGCCTCGCTGAGGAGTTGGCGCAGGGGCTCAAGGGCAAGCGCGTGTTCGTGAGCGCTGACCGGGACACGGCCGGTTACAAGTTCGCTGCCGCTGTCGCTGAGGCGCTGAAGCCGTTCGGCATTGACGTGCTGCACCTGAACACCCCCGCAGAGGGGATGGACCTTACCGACTGGCGAGAGGCTGCCGGGGACCGTTTCAAGGCGGACCTACGGGCCGGACTCGACTCCGCCATGCCGGTATCAACGGGGGAGGGGCACGCGGAACTTGACGCCCACCTGGGCACTGTCATGCCGTCCGAGCATGAGGCCGCAACGGCGCTCAGCGTGCTTGAGCGGACCATGGAACGGTACGGCGCATCCGACGTGCTGAACGCTCATGCCCTGGTGGCTTGGGCGGACGGCCGGATTCGCTACGCGGAAGGGCTTGGGTTCTTCGTGTGGTCTGGCCGGGTGTGGGAGCGCTCAGAGGTGAAGGTCCGTCAGGTCATTCACAGCATGGGTGCAGCGCTCACCGTGGCTGCTGCCAAGCGGCGCGAGGAACGCAAGGCGCAGGGGCTCGAACCTGACAAGGACTGCCCGATTGCCAAGGCAGCCAAGGGCTTTACCATGTCGCGCCGGATCGAAGACTTGATGCGTGAGCTTCGGTCTGTGCCCGCTGTGTACGTCGGTGCCGACGATTTCGACGCTCGCCCGGAGCTACTGAGCTTCCGCAACGGCACGGTGGACCTGAGGAACGGTCAGCTTCGGGAGCACCGGAAGACCGACCTGTTGACTGTCTGCCTGCCGCTGGAGTTCAAGGCTGAGGCGACGTGCCCCCGTTGGGAGCGGTTCCTTGAGGAGATCTTCCCCAAGTACCCGGACATGCCCGCGTACATGCGCCGGTTGGTCGGCTACGGCATCACTGGCGACACGTCAGAGCAGTGCTTCGCAGTGCTTTACGGGAAGGGTGCCAACGGCAAGAGCGTGCTCACTGACGCACTGTCGGACATCTTCGGAGGGATCACCAAGACAACCCCGTTCAGCACGTTTGAGGAACGCGCTAGCGGTGGCATCCCCAACGACATTGCGGCGCTGCGGGATGCGCGTCTCGTCATGGCGTCTGAGGGCGAGTCAGGCAAGCCCATGTCTGAGGCCATCATCAAGCGCGTGACCGGCAAGGACAAGATTGCGGCCCGGTTCCTCCGGCAAGAGTTCTTCACGTTCAAGCCAACGTTCCTGATCATGCTTGCGACCAACCATAAGCCCTCTTTCCGGGGGCAGGATGACGGGCTCTGGCGCCGAGTCAAGATGCTGCCGTTCTCCCGGTTCTTCAAGCCTGAGGAACGGGACTACAACCTTGGCCGTGACCTGCTGGCGGAGTCTGAAGGCATCGTTGCTTGGGCCGTCCGTGGCGCTGTCGAGTGGTACGCAAATGGCCTTCAGGACCCGGACGTTGTGCGGGACAGCACGGCTGACTACAAGGTGACCAGCGACGCCCTTTACGGGTTCTTCCCGGGCACTATCGCCCGTGGGGAGGACTCCGATTTCGTGATCGGTTCGGACGCCTTCAATTCGTACCTTGAGTGGTGCGAGGCCGAGAACCTGCCCATGCGTGAGCGTTGGACGCGCCGCGCCTTTTACAGCGCCATGGAAGAACGAGGGGTGCCCCGCAAGCGCATTGCTGCCGGTATGGCCCTGGTGGGCGTGAAGTTGGCTACGGCCACCCTGGGGACCGGTCCGGGGATCTTTGGAGGCGAGTAGCACCGTCAGATTCTGACGGTGGATTGGGAGAGAGACTGTGCGCGTTCACGAGTACCGAATAGCCGGGGAGCCGGTAGAGGTTCGGGTGTGCGATCACCCGGACGATTTGGCAGAGTTCGACGCGTGGGCGCAGGGCATGGCCGACTCGGGCGAACCCGTGGCCATGGACACGGAGACTACGGGGCTGGATATCTTCAGCCCCGGCCACCGGCTGAGGCTCGTTCAGTTCGGCAACGACCACGTGGCCTACGTGATCCCCGTTGAGATGGGTCGGGCGTGGTGGGCTGCCGCTATGCGGTGGTTGCGACGCCTGCCCCGCATGGTCGTTCACAACGCAGCGTATGACTTGCTCGTTGCTGAGCGACACATGGGCCTCACCCTTGAGGAGACGTTCCCGAGGGTCACGGATACTAAGATCATCGCTGCTCTCATCGACCCCCGGCAGCCTCAGGACGGCGGCATTGGCACGGGCCTAAAGCCCTTGTCTGCACACTGGGTTGACCCGACTGCCCCGGACACCCAAGAGGGCCTTACGGCCGTCTTCCGCTCGCTCAAGCTGACCAAGGCAACCGGGTGGGCGGGTATCCCGCTGGACAACCCCGTCTATGAGCTGTACGCCGGTCTAGACGTGCTGTTGACGTCTCGTCTGCTGAAGGTACTCCGGCGGGTGTTCACTGAGTTGGGGGTGCGCGGGGCTCTGGTCCCGTACGAGCACCGGAACGCGCTCATCTGCGCGACTATGCAGCGCGCTGGCATGGTCCTTGATGAGCCCTACGTCCGGGCCCTTGATGGTGAACTCGCTGAAGAGGCCGGGACGTTCGCCGACAAGGCACAGCGCTACGGCGTGGAGAACATCAACTCCGGTCGGCAGGTTGCTGAAGCCCTGGTTGCCATGGGTGAGGAACTGACGGAGCGCACGGCCGGGGGAGCGCTCAAGGTTGACAAGGCAGTCCTGTTGGGGTTGGCGGATCGTGACCTTCAGTGGAACCGCCTTGACGTGCGCCGACCGAATCCCCTTGCTGAGGCGGTAGTTCGGTCTAAGCGCGCGGGTAAGTGGCGTAGCGCGTACGTGTCCACGTTCCTTGAGACCATGGATGAGTACGGGCGCGTGCACCCGAACGTGAACCCGCTTCAGGCACGCACGGGCCGTATGTCAATCAACCGGCCCGCCCTTCAGACCCTGCCATCCTCGGACGCCATGATCCGGCGTGCGCTGCTGGCCGATGAGGGGCACGTGATCGTGTCGTGCGACTTTGCGGCCGTCGAGATGCGCGTGTTGGCAGCGCTGGCCGACGTGAAGCGCATGAAGGATGCCATCCGGACGGGTCGTGACCTTCACGACTTCACGGCAGAGTTGGTGTTCGGCCCCGGGTTCACGAAGGCACATCGCAAGCTCGCCAAGGGAATTGGGTTCGGCAAGGTGTACGGCGGTGGCGCGACCACCATTCAGCGTCAGACCGGTGCACCCATGGAACAGGTGCGTGCGGCCCTCGCTGCCTATGACCGGGCCTACCCGGAAATCAAGCGTGCGTCTGCCCGTTGGCAGCGTGAAGCCATGAGTAACGGCATGGTAGTTGAGACCGTGACGGGTCGTCGGCAGCCTCTCGACCGTGACCGTACGTACGCCGTCGTCAACTATATGGTGCAGTCGGCAGCGCGTGATGTGCTGTGCCAGTCTCTGGCCAACATGCATGACGCTGGCCTGCTGCCCTACCTTCGTCTCCCGATCCACGATGAGGTGATTGCATCCGTACCGGCCAGTGAGGCAAAGGAGTTGGCTAAGGCCATTGAGGATTGCATGACCATGGAACTGTACGGCGTCATGGTCGACGCTGAGGCAGAGATAGGCGGCCGTTCATGGGGCAGCCTGTACGGCGCTGACTACTGAGGGGGTGGCCGTGGCACGGGACCGGGCACGTAGGAACGAGAGTGCACGTGCGGTTCCCCGCCCCAAGGTGGCGCGTAGGCGCTCACGGGAACGGAA